TCTATCACGGCTATGCCTTTTGCTGGCGGTATCTCTCGTACAGATATGGATACTAGAGCCTCTGACACAGATGCAGTAGATAAACCATTCTACATGGGCTGCACAGATGGTACTCCCTCTTACTTAAACAAAACCGTATTCGTTGCCACTGATTCTCAAGCCCTGTGAGGTGTTAAATGAAGCGGGGCAATAAGTATGAGAACATGATTAAGACAGACTTGAAAGCCTTAGACTTATTAGAGAAAAGGTTTCAAGATGTCGCGGCTAAGAGTGTTAGATGGGGTTACTTCGACAGCAAGTATGAACAAGGTGGTAGAGGTGGTAAGGATACTAGAGCAGGGCTTCCTGTAGCTGTATTAGCTTTATGGCATGAATACAGGCTAGGCATGGGGCAAGGTAATTACCCTCGTCGCCCTTTCTTCACAGATACATTCCCAATAGCTGCACAAGTTTGTAAGAACTTCGCACCATTTGTATATGGTCTAGCAGCAACAGGTAGAAGCAAAGACAGCATCCAAAATGCTTTCCAACATCGTTTATCAACCCTTGCTAAATTCATGTGTCGTGTTGTGCAGAAATCAATTGATGATGGTAACTTCACACCATTAGCTCCTGCAACAATAGCGGCTAAAGGACATGATAAAATGTTGGTCGAAACAGGTCAACTACGAAATAAAATTCAATGGATGATTTATAGCCGCAAAGCTTACGGTAAGAATAAAGAGAAGATTGGTAACGTAGGTGGCGGAACTGTTGAACGGTTAGAAACCTATGGTGACGGTACATTAGATTTATCAAGCCAAGCAGTTAGAAAAGTTAGAAAAGCTACAGGTGCGTCAGGTAAAGGGAGGGCATAATGCTAACACCAATGTTCCTCTCTGTAGGAAGCACAACAGCAACAGTGAAAAGAGTGGCGGCAGGGAGTTTGTCACATGGTAGATGGGTGGCTGGTGTTGATTCAACATTTACAATTACAGCCAACATTCAGCCACACACAGTTAAGAACTACAACACAACAGCAGCCGAAGGTGATAAAGGTCACAAAGCTATTAAGGTGTTCACAACCACAACGCTAAAGATGACACAAGAAGGGACAGCCTTATTGAAGGGTGATAAAATCTCTTGGCACAGTGAATGGTACGAAGTGTCTGAGCTATACACTTATGAAATGGGTGTCCTAAATCATACGATGGTAATAGCCCTAAGAGACGAGGTGAATGGATGACTACAGTAAGTAATTCATCTTACACCTCTGTTGAAGATAGTGTGATACTGGCTTTTGAATCTTTAAGTTTAGGTGCTACACCTGTTTTATCAAATAACAATGGTGTTGAGCCTCAAACCCCCTACTGTGAAATCACTGTATTAACAGATGACGCTATCAGTTCAGCTACAGAGTCTTTATGGGTGAATGCAACTACAAGAGTTCAAACCCTGTCTATCCCCTACCAAACAACTGTACGTTTTGCCTTTATAGGGAAGAACAAACAAAGTGGTGGTAGTGATACAAACGCACCAAACATTGCTAAAACATTTGAAGGGTTGATGAGGTTTGCAAACACTCGTCTTAAATTTGCTGATAACGGGTTAAGTGTTATCAAAATTGGTAAGTTGGTTCAAGTACCAATGATGAGAGATAATAATATCTTCTCTATAACAGGGATTGATATTACGTTTGGATACACACATACAATAACATTAGTAGATGACACTATTGATGAAACAAACATAGAGGGAACTCTAACAGAAGCCAACACAACATCGGGTGAGATTGTCATAGATGTTGCTATACCATAACAAGGAGTCAGCATGACAACATTAAATAACATCGTCGATGTTAGCATTACACGGGAAACTCGTACAATTCAACGAGCTTCTTTTTCAATCCCTTGCTTCATTGCAGAACACACAATTTTCGCTGAACGCGCTAAAGAATACACCTCATTAGCTGACATTTTATCAGCAGGATTCGCTACTACTTCGGCTGTATATAAAGCAGCTACATTATACTTCGGTCAAACAGTTGCACCAAGTAAAATTATTGTTGGTCGTCGGTTAGTGCCGAGTGTAACGATTACGCCTACAGTTGCAGATACAACAGTTTATAGCTTTAAAGCTAATGGCACATTAATCACTTTTACATCTGATGGCACAGCTACAGCAGCAGAAATTGTAACAGGTTTAAAAGCAGCCTTAACAACAGCCTCTATCCCCACAACTGGTGCTAGTGGTATTGTGGCAACAGGCACAACAACTTTAATCTTAACACCCTCTGGTGATGCCTCTAGTATTGCAAATTATACAGCTAACCTAGTTGCTGTCAATGCCGCCTCTGTAGAAGATTGGGTGAGTGCAACTATCCCTGCTGTTCGTGCTATTAAAGACCAATGGTATATGTTGTCTATTGACACACACGTTGATGCCACTGTATTAGCTGTTGCAGCTTATATTGAAGGTATCAAAGCTACATCACCTAAGTTCTATGTGTTCTCTAGTGCAGCTAGTGATATTAAAACCTCCGCTACTACTGACATTTTCAGTTTAGTTAAAGCATTAAGCTATACACATACAGCTTACATTTATAGCGGCATGGCTACTTCATTCGCTGAATGTGGTTTGGTTGGTCGCTTTGCACCTGAACAAGCTGGCAGCAACATTTGGGAACAGAAAACCATTGTTGGCCTAACAGTTGATACATTAACACCCGATGAGATTAGCTACATTCACGGTAAGAATGGTGCTACTTACGAGAATGTGGGTAGCGTTGATGTCGTTATCGGTGGCAAATGCGCTGATGGCGGCTGGATTGATGAGTCAATCTTTGTAGATTGGTTGAAATCCCGTATCCAAGAAAGTGTGTGGGCTTTGTTAGTTAACACCCGTAAGATTGGCTATACGTCTGCTGGTGCAGCAGCTATTGAAGGTAGTATGCGTTCGGTTATGGCTGAGGGTATTCAAGTAGGCGGTTTGGCAGCAGACCCCGCACCAGTTGTTACAGTGCCTAATGTATTGAACTTGAGTTCTGCTCAACGTGCTACTCGTACATTACCTGATGTAACATTTACGGCAAGATTGGCGGGTGCTATTCGTGCTACAACAATTTCTGGCACTGTGTTTGCTTAAGGAGAATAGAATATGACAACTTCAAGAGTGGCTACGCTATCTCCTATTGATGTAACTGTGGTCATCAGTCAAGCAGGTTTCACACACGTTGTTTCAGGTTATATGGAGGATAGTAATATCACTGTAGAGCGTGGCAGCGATAGCTATGAAAAGCACGTTGGTATTGATAATAAAACTAGCCGCGTCTATAAGTCAGATAAAAGCGGTATGATTACACTGAGTCTTGCACAGACTTCTGTAAGCAACGATGTCTTGGACTTACTCCAAAGAAATGATGCCGCTGCTAGGAATAGTAGTGGTCTGTTCTCTATCACTGTTAAAGATGCGAGTGGAAGGTCAGTATATCATAGCCTAGAAGCATGGGTCGGTGTTGTGCCGAACAGTGCCTTCGGAAGTGGTATGCAGGGTCGTGAATGGCAGATTCAAGCGGCTGAAATGACAAGCATCATTGGTGGTAATGGTAAAGTATCAGCAGAAGATGTGGCTACAATTGAAGCTTTAGGTGGTACGGTTGCGGCAGATTGGATTGCATGATAAGTAGTTGACTCCAACATATTATTGTAGTAACATACAGTTTTGTGTTGGAGGTTAATTATGCGTAGAAAGATTAGTGGCGTGCTTGTTTGCGGAATTGGAACTAATAGTGGTGAATGTCCAACGCAAGTCGGTGGAAAACAATTAAAAGAATATAAACTGTGGCAAGATATGCTTCTTCGTTGTACAGAAAAGTATTGGAAGAAGCACCCAACCTATACTGGCGTAGCTTGCTCCGAAAACTTTAAGTCTTATGCTTATTTCTACGAATGGTGTAATCAACAGATAGGTTTTAGCAACAGAGACAACAAAAACAGAAGTTGGTGTTTGGATAAAGATTTACTTGTCAAAGGAAATAAAATTTACTCAGAAGATACCTGTGTGTTTGTGCCAGAAAGATTGAATTTGTTGCTTGTTAAGGGTGATGCTGTAAGAGGAGAACACCCTATTGGTGTTAGTTGGGACGAGGCAAACTCTAAATTTATGTCTAGATATGTTGAATACTGCGGAAAACAGAAAAACTTAGGTCGTTTCAATACGGCACAAGAGGCTTTCCAAGCCTACAAATTCAATAAAGAAGCTCTAATTAAACAAGTAACTGACGATTACAAAGACCTTATCGACCCTCGCGCATATCAAGCTCTACTAAACTACACCGTAGAAATAACAGACTAAAGTAGGCGTTAGCCTCAACTAATAAGGAGAGGCTAATTGACCGTATCTACATACAGCCCTAGTGATGTAAGCGTCATTTACGGATTGAAGCATATTACAGGCTTCACCGATGGCAGCTTTATCTCAATAAAACGTGAGACTCCACTATTCTCTCACCAGAGAAGCATGGACGGCAAAGTGGCCTTGTCTATGCAACGCTTCTCAACATACACAGTAACACTAACACTTGCCCAGACTAGCGACTCAAACCAATTCTTACACAGCTTACAAAAGCTAATGATGAAGTCACTAACAAAGCTTGATAGCACTTCCCCATTTAGTGGCCTTAGTAGCCTATCAGGAATTAAAACTGTTGTCAGTAATGTTATTTCTAAACTACCTTTCATTATTAGAGATGGGTCAGGGAATAGCGTATTCTTTGCGGCTGACGTTTGGTTAGATACCGAACCTGATGTAGTTTACAGTGCAGGAATGGAGTCTCGTGTATGGACAATCAAATGTCTTAACGCTACCAACTCAATCGCTGGTAATGGAGAGAATGATATTCTAGCCGAACTAGCAGGTATTGGTGCTATAGCAGAAGGTGTGACAGGAATTATTGGAGGGTTGATATGAGTCTCACCGTATACGACCCATCCCAAAACTCAATAACAATTGCAGGGCATACTTGTCAAGGTGTTGTTAGTATAAATACAAAACGTGGAGACGCTATTTCTAAAACCATTAACGGTATTAGTGAAGCCTACTCTACAAGAATAAGAACAAGGCGCAAGCCATTCACTGTAACAGTGACATTATTACAAACATCCATTACGAATGTTTATTTACAACAGTTAGCTAATGCCTCAGAGAGCGCAGTAGACTCTTTTGTTGATATATTGATATTAGGTAGTGGCGGAGTTGTTCATTTGCGAAGTGTAGGTTATATAGAAACAGCTTCGGATTTAGAACAACAAGAAGATTTAGTGAATAGAGTTTGGACATTTCGTGTTAGCCCCACAGCAGTTGGCGGTGTGACCGATTTAATCGTTTAGAATAACAGAGAGAGGGAATTATGAATATTGAACAGAACCGTGTTGACATCAAAGGTGTAGAGTACGTTGTTAACACCATTGTAGCAACAAAGTGTTTAGAACTACAGCCTGTAGTGATGAAGCTAATCGGTAGAAGCGTTATCGCATTCTTTGACGCGGCAGGCGATGCAGCAGTCACACCAGAGGCACAAGCAAAGCTTGAAGGTGAGATTCTAAAGAAAATTATGATGACGTTTATTGAAGATCTCGACAAAGTAAACATCGCTAAGTTAGCTAAAGATTTGATTGCTTGTAGTGTAACTAAGGGTAGCATGGCTATTCAGTTTGACAATGAGTTCAGTGGTAATATGGGTACACTGTATAAACTGCTTCTTGAAACTATTAAGTTGAATTACTTATCAGTTTTTACCGAACTAGGTTCAAACCAAAGCTAAACAGTGAACCTAGTAGACTATCAAGTAATTTAGCAAAACAAATAGAACAAGACTTTAGCCAACCTGTAGAGATATTCAGAATACTAACACATGAAACGAAATTGGCTACTCTGCACGAATTGAAAACAGTGTACGGGTTGAAAGATGTGTACGATATGCTTGAGATTTTAGATTTACAAGACGCTTTAAGAGTAGATGCACAAGAACAAGCAAAAAATAGTAAATAACCCTTCTAGTTGAATAATGGATGTGTTATAATCCACTTTTAATTGTGGAGAGTGTTATGTACAATTCAAGTAAACTTGTTAAGGGCATTGGTACTAAAGGTATGACATACCCGACATGGGATGGTAAAAAGATTCTGAAAGAATATGACTTGTGGGGTAGTATGCTTGGGAGGTGTTCACAAAACGTGCAAGCTGCCCATCCAACCTATATAGGTGTCAGTTGCTCCGAAAACTTCAAGAGTTATACCTTCTTCTACGAGTGGTGTCACAAGCAGGTGGGCTTCGGTAGCAGGGACGAGAAAGGTCGATATTGGCATTTAGACAAAGACTTGCTAATTAAGGGGAATAAATTTTATAGCGAGGACACCTGTGTATTTGTGCCATTAGCTATAAATTGCCTCCTGACCAAACGAGAATCTAAAAGAGGCTCACACCCGTTAGGCGTTCATTTTGAAACCTCCAAAAACAAATTTACAGTTAATTGTAATAATGGGGTTGGTAAGTTAGAATGGTTGGGGGTATTTTAACTGCCAAAACGAGGCTTTCTTAGCATACAAAACTTATAAAGAAGCTTTAATAAAACAAATAGCCGAACAGTTCAAACACCAACTAGACCAAAGAGCTTATCAAGCTTTGATGAGTTACCGAGTAGAAATAACGGACTAACAAATAGGCAATTAGCCTTTCATAATTTAAGGAGAGGCTAATGTCAGCTATTGCATCATTTTATGCAGAAATGGGCTTCCATGTTAATTCTACGGGGTTAACAGCTTTTCGCGGTGAAATGGAGTTAGTGAAAAAAGAGATGGCTCTAACTTTAGCTATCATCTCTAAAACAGCTACATCTTTAAAAGGAATGTTGAAATCCTTTGAGTCGATGCAGGGTAAGTTTGATGCTAAGTCGATGGCATCTTGGCGCAAGTCAATCGCAGCCGCAGCTAGAGCTTATGTAAAAGTAATGAACGCCTCTAATGGTGTCCTTCATCAAGTAGCACAAGAAGCATCTAAATCACAAATCAAACTATCAAACTTTGAGAAACGACTCAAATCAAACATCGTAGCCCTCAACAGTTACGCACACGCATTGCTTCCTGTAGTCCTCCTATTAGAGCGTTTAAGAGGTGCTGCTGGTTCTCCTTTGCCGCGAGTAGGCGGAGGCTTTAGAGGTGGTGCTAATGGTGGTTCTGGCGCAG